GGTAATACAGTTATTGGTACTTATGATGTAGGATATTCAACAGGCAACAAACGAGTACCTGTTCCAGAAGCTCAGTGGGGTGTTTAATTATGCTTTCAATAGTAATTACAGTCTGTGACAAGGACTATGAAAATTGTGAAAATCTCATAAAACAGATTAGTGAGCGAGTGCATATTCCTCACGAAGTTATAATCATTGATAACAGAGAAAAATATCTTGAAGAAGAAACATCTTGGAAAGCAGACTATGCTTTCGGCTACAATGCTTTTCAGTTTGCTTCAAGGGCAAAGGGAATAGAACTTGCCAAGGGAGATTATCTTTGGTTTATTGACGGTGATGATACAATCCGTGATATTGACGAGATAGACTTTGACGCTGACATTATCACTTTCTCTTATAATAATTATCCCGAAGGTGACGTTCACCTAAAGGAAGCTTTCTACACGGAAAACCTTTATACTTGGGAAATGACAGAGGAAATTAAGCCTGTCCTTTGGAACAAGTTCATAAAGAAATCTCTATTTACTTCTGAGTTCATTGAAAAATACGCAACACTCAAAATCCATACTCTTGAAGACGGTCTTTGGTTATGTGAGGCTCTACGCCACGCTTCCTCTGTAAGAATTACCGATAAAGTAATCTACTTCCATACAGAAGGACTTTCTAGCAAGGTAGGCTCTGTAGCGTTCGAACAGATTAAGACTTTGGCTACAGGTCTTTCTGATGCTGTGAAGGTTCTCCGTGACATTACAGACGATGATTTTTACGAGAAGTCTGTCAGAGGTCAGTATATTTATATTATGAGATACCTTACCAAGACTGATGAAATCGAACAGACTATGGATTTATTAATGGACATAATTCCTAAGGATTTATTTAAGGATATTCTTGTAGGTGACACATACTCACATTGTTATTGTGCTAGACAAATGAAAAGAATAGTTCAATCTGCACAAAAACGATATGGTGAAATCTATCCATACCCTATGGTAACAGAAACTCTTACTTGGGAAGATGGAAGAACCGAAGAATATACCTTCCCTGCCAGAATAGATTTTGACGAAGATTCAGTCGACAAAAAACTAAGCCAGTGGAGATTTTCTCTTTCCATTGTCTGCCTAGTCTATGACGGAAACGTTGATTACCTATACGGTTTTACAAAGGCTCTTGCCAGTAAGGTAGGTGTAAAGCACGAAGTAGTTATTGTAGATAACAGAGATGATAAATCAAAAGACCTTGAATACTATGGAGAGGCTGTAATTGCAAAGACAGAAAAAAACCTTGGTATTCTCGACGGAAGACGAGCAGGCTTTGAAGCAAGCCACAACGACTACATTTGGTTCGTCGATATTGACGACTATATCCTTGATGTTCCAGACATTGATTACGGAGAAAGTGACATTATCGTATTCTCACACAGATACGGTGATGAGGACATAATTATCTCTGGTGATAAGATTATCCCTAATGAGGATTTCTTTACACTTGATACTCTGTATTCAACAAACGTACTTCTTTGGAATAAATGGATTAAGCGGAAACCACTTGAAATGAGCTATGCCAAAATACCTCATTTCTTCTGTGTGTATAGTGAGGATAACCTTCTCTTCTTCTCCTGCCTTCTCTATTCGAAGTACATCAAACTTGACGGTACAGCACCTATGTATGCTCATACAGCTAACGACAGTTCTACTACAAGAAGAAAACTTTCTGATACAAAATCGGTAGATTTACTTTTTGCAGGATATGATGAAGCCGTTGCTTACATGGAACAGTATTTCTCCTTTGCTGATAAGCTTACATATCTTTCACCAATCAATATTCTTTTCTATCTCGATATTATGGCAAAGTCAGATGTAAAGGACTACTTTGCTCAAAAACTTCTTTCATTGTTTGGTAGAGAAAGAATACAAAAAGCACTTGAACTAGCAGAAAATTATCAGGATGAGAAAGCAAAAGAATCAATTCTGAGTATTTCTTCATACTTTATGTAGTCATACTGCCCTTTGTTTATTTCACTAATAAACTATAAGGAAACATACAGTATGACATATAAATCAAGTGACATAGTACATAAGGCAGAACAGTTAGCTGACCTTACTAATACAGATTTTATAACCTGGGATGAAAAGATATCATTACTTAATGACGCTTACACAATGCTTTATCAAAAACTGGTAAACATTGGTGACGGTTCATTCGTTAAGACTATTATTGGTAATTTCGGAGAAAATACTTTACCTCATGACTTCTGGCAGTTAAGGTCAGTAAATCTCGTACAGAACAAAGTTGTTACACCTATAAAAAGACGTGCTTCAAGTGAGGGGTATACAACACTCTCTTATGAAATACGCCTTGACAAGTTATACATAAACGGAACAAATTATTATGGAGATATCGTAATTGATTATTGGGCAAAACCAAAGACACTAACCTATAAACCAAAACCAGTAGAAATGAATCCTGAAATGGATGACCGTCCTATCATTGCAGTTCATAATGAAAAATTCTTTTCTACAGAAAATACGACACTTTATTGGTACGACTGTAAAAATGAAGGATATGGCAGTGTTGATGTCGGTGGTAATATTTCATTGGTTGTTCCTGGTGATGAGCAGGCACTTGTTATCGTTGGTTCAAACAATGAAAAAATTATTACCTACGACGGTATTGTTACTGCAATATCAGGTATTCCATTCATTACAGAAAATGGTGCAATAGGTTCTATTTTAGACGGCAAAGGAAAAATAAATAACCATACAATTTTTGAATGGGATTATGATAACGACGCTAGTCTTGTTGTATGCAATGAGGACTTTGACGATTTCTTTTATCTCAAAGGTAATACAATTTACCATAATGGAGACCAGATTCTCATAAATGAAGACGCCATAAATGCAGCCTCAATTATGTATGTAAATAACAATTGCTGGTATTACACTTCAAATGAAGTTGGATATATTGACGAAAACGATGAACTTCACATTGTATCAGTAAGACCAAACTGCAAGGGCATCAACAAGATTGACTGCAATACAGGTTACGGTTACACAATTGGAACAACTGTTTACCCTTGGGTAGAAGATACAGTTCTTGATTTTCCTAATTCAATGTACTTCACAATTATGTCTTACATGCTCGCCCTTCAATTCAAGATTAAGCAGGGTGCAGACGTTTCTGGAATTACAACCGAACTGCAGACACTGGAAAATACATTCTATGATACATTAACACAGGATGCAAATGATTTTGTCCGTATCAAAAATGTGTACTAATAAAGTAATAGGAGAAACTATTTTATGGCAAATTTAGCACACGGTTTAGCAAACATCTTTGGAGGTGGTGGTGCAACTGCTGGCTGGAATATGAACACAGCCAATCAGGTTCACGGCTATCAGAATGAAGGCTTCAATAACGCCGCTAAAACATATCAGAATACAATCAACAGTAATACCGGGTTAACTGGTAATGAAAAAGCATACAACGAAGGATTGAAAAAAGGTGGAAAACTTACACAGTTACAGTCTAACGGTGCTGCTTCACAGGCATTAGGAAATGCAGTAAGTGCAGGTCAGACACGTGGACGTGCCGCAGACATGGCTGCAAGTCAAGCTGCCAATGCTTATACAAACAACTATGCAAATAATGTTCAGAACCAACAGAACGTTGCAAACCAGCAGTTGGCTAATCAGCTTAACGCACAAGGTACATTGATGGGTGCCCACCTTACTAATGACCAGTCAGAATATCAGCAGGCCTGGAATAACCAGTCACAAGGTTCAAAAATGAACGCAGGTGCTGGGTTAACTGATGTCTTCTCTGACGGAAAACTGAAAGACAAGACCAAGGTTGGTCTTGGTGGTGATGAAGACCTAAGAATGGCACATTACAAACATTGTGGTGAAAAACTAAAACAGATGAATCCAAATAAATGGAATGAATTGAAATGGGAGGCAAAGTAGTATGTGGGGACAAATAGCACAGGCAGTATCTGGGGCAATCCAGTCAAAAGCAAAAACAAATGAAGTAAAACCTTTGGAAGTCAGTGACTATGGTCATGCAGCCTCTGCCCTTCCAACACAGAATAATGAACCACAGAAACCTGAGGTAAAACAGGAAGAAGTAAAAACTGAGGTTAAGCAGGAAGAATCAAAGGAACCAGAAAAAGACACAAATGAACTTGGTTCTCTTATGGATTCCGTTTCTGATGGAAATGCAAAAGATAAAACTGATTCAGTAGGAAAGAAAAGTTCCTGGGCGGAGAAGAAAGAAAAGATTCAGGATGTTCTTGAAGTAGCTGGTCAGATTGGTGACACACTGAAAAAGTTCCAGAATAATGGTTCAAATAGTCAGTCTAACATTCAACCTATCGCAGTAGGTAACTATGGAAGCCCAGCAGTTTCTGACGGAACATTGAAGAATAAAGAAAAGATAGAACGTCTGTTCCAGAATGATAATGCAATAAAAGCATTCTCAGACATAGACGCTTACGTATACAAGTACAACCAGAAAGCACAGGATACTTATGCAGGTGAAAAAGGTGTAGACGACGAAACACACTTTGGTCCGATTGCACAAGACCTTGCCAAGAACCCAGTAACTTCTGGAACAGTTCACAGGGATGAAAGTGGTTATCTTACAGTTGATACAAGACAGCTTACATTAACCAATACTGCAATGATAAGTCAGCTGGCAAGAAAGATAGAAGAACTTGAAGAAAGAATCGGAGGAAGATAATAAATGGCAAGTAATAAAAACCTAAATAAATATAAAGTGTGGGGATATTTTAAGGATAAACCAGTAACATTTGATGATTCTAATAAAGGATTCTCTTGGGAAGATGAATATGGCACCAACCATATTTATGAAGACCCAAATAATGGTACAATCCTTCATCATGATATTACAGATAAAAATGGTGTTACTACTACTTATTCTCAACAGCCTCTTAGTTCTGATAATATGTACATTACATCATTATGGAACCAAGGAAAAAAATCTTCCAGTAAGAATAAAAGTGGCTCAAGGAGTCCAATTACAACTTCTATTTCAGAGGCTGCAAAAACATCTCCCAAGGAAACAAAGACAAGTTCCTCTAGTAAACCATCTAACGAAAAAAACTCAAACAATAGTAAAACACACAAGAATGAGTCAGCACCTGTAAGTCAAGAGGAAACAAAAGTTACAATAGACGAGAGTAATACTGACACAGATACTACTGATGAAAAAATTATCTCAGGTCTAAAAGGTAACTATGGAGATATAGCAGAACTTAGAAAAGAGATAAATAAACTTGAAAAATCTAAGTGGGATGACTCTAACCCTAATGCAAGACAAAGATATCAGGAATTAGTAAATCAAGCTGCAAATCACCCTGACGCAGAAAGCTATGATAAGGATAAAGCCGAGCTTGTAAATATGTCTTGGAATACTCACAACAAGAAGCTATATGTTTCTCCTTACGACGACGCATATGATTCTTACGGCAGTCGAAGCAATCTTGAAGATACGCTAAGAAATAGTGAGGGAAAGGAAAGAAGAGCAATGGGAATTCTTCCATCTTTTCTGTTAGGAGAGTATGGTGACTATAGACGTGCTAAAAATGAAAAGGCCGAATACTATGATATTGTTTCTCCAGACGGGAAACACTTAGACTTTGCAGCTGATAAAAAATATGCAGAACAGTTTATCAAGGAAAAGAACCGTCAGCGTGAAAGAGACGCAAAACTTATGGAAATTGAAGAAACCGAAGACGGATTTGTCGTAAAGACAAATAACGGAAACGGTGTATCAGGCCCATTTGAAACAAAGGAAGACGCAGAAAACTATATCAAGGAATGGGGTGAGAAAAAATACACACTTGGGCCAAAAATGTATGATAAGATTACTCTGAGAGATAAAGACGGAAAAGCTATACATGATTTCTATAATGAGGACGAAGCTACCGAAGCCCTCAAGTATCTTAATAAAAAGAATCAGCCAGAAAGACTGAAAGCCTGGGCAGAGTTCGCTTACCGTCTTTTGAATAGTATTGAGACAAATGACAGAAATCTTGCAAGTGACTTGGCTGGTCAGGGAAGACCATATCAGTCAGTACAGCAGAAAGACATGGACGCACGTATTCAGGGCAACAATGAGTTATACTACAAGAATGAACAGGCTAAAAATGAAAATATAAGAAAGCTTGTCGGATTGGCAGATGCTGGTATTATTAACCTTAATACATTAAGCAATGAACAGATTGCAACCCTTGAGGCTCTTATCGGAAAAGAACGTGTTCAACAGCTTATCAGTATTGCAGGAAAGCAGGAAGTTCAACTTATGGCTGCAACTCAGATGTACAAGAATTGGAGTAAAGACCAGAGAGATATATATACAAAATGGCTTATTACAGAAGGTTCTGGTCCAGCAAATGAAACATTCCTTTCATATGCAAATGGTAATTTGAGTGCAAACGACCTTGCTAAACGCTACAGACAGCAACTTGCAAAAGGTGGTCTTGAGATACAAGCTATTGAAGAGGCAGTTAAGAAAGCTGGTCTTGAAAACAGAATGACTCAGGCACAGGTAGACGTTATAAAGGAACTTGTTGCAGAACAGTTAAAGGCCGCAAAACTAACTAATAACCAGAGGATACAGGAAATGGCAACAAGTTCTGTAGATACATTTGCAAAACTTATCGACGCTATTTTGCCAGGTTAATTTCGAGGGGGAATAAAAGATGACTTCACAGGAAATATTCAGACAGATTAACCCTCAGGTTATGTTGGAACAGGAAAGACTGGCTAAACTGAAAGAGGCACAGACTGGAATATCAAAACAGATGATTGTATCAAACGCTATGATGACAACCCAAATGGCTCAACAGCCTATGGGTCAAATGCCTCAACAGACCAACCCACAAGGCTGGGGAAGAACGGCTTAGTCATTTATATCAATACCATACTCTACAAGGAGCCGTGAATATTCACGGTTCCAAGTAGGGCCGTTATGACTATATTCATATTCATTATTAAGATTCTGAGCAACATGTGCTAATTCGTGACAAATCAATTCCATTACTTCCATTTCGTTAACAGACAGATGTTTTCTTACATAGTCTGCCCACATACTCCCTGGGGCATAATTTATTATTCCAATTGTAAAATATTTTTTATGCTCTAACCAACTGCAATAACCGTTTGCTTCCTGAGAGTTAGAAACATCTGTGTAATAAAAGATAAAAGGAATTCCATATCTATATGCAAAGTGTGGAAAATATGTATACCAGACACCAATTGCAAAGTTCTGAAGGTCCTTGTCAAAATCGCAGTCTTCATAATCCAGATAGTCTGAGTCATATGGTACACCATTTACCTTAATATTTTCTATTATTTCATTATATGTCATTTGCCAGCTTTCGGCAAAAACTGAAAAACTCAAACAAAATGCAAATACAAGTGAGATTATTTTTTTCATACTCTCCTACTCCTTATATAAATAATATAGCATTTAGTTAGTTCATAATCCCGAATTTCATATTAACGCACTTTTCCTAATTTTCAAGATTATTTTCACTAATAAAGTATGAATAAGAAGGAACAGGTTCAGCATTTTATTTCTGAACTTATAAATTTGAACGATAAAAGAAAGTCAAAATATCTTAGAAATTACAGGGCATATGTATATACGCCATATGCCACACTTGAGAATATAAAGGACTCTTCTGTAATTGGATGGTGGTTGCCTGACTATGGTATTGAGGAGGATACTACTGCAACACCTCAATTGAACGTAATAAAGTCCTGCATAGATACTTTGACATCAAAAATTGCACAGTCAAAAGTTAGACCATTCTTCAATACAATGAATGGTTCATTCAAGGATATCCAGGTCGTAAAGCAGGCTCAGCAGTTTTTTGACCTTTATTATGATTCACAAAACATAAACAAAACTGTTTCCAACGCTTTCAGAGACTGCTGTATTTTTGACACTGGTGTAATTTATATTGACGAAAAATCCAAGAAAATAGAAAAGTGTCTTCCAATTCAGGTATATGTAAGACCTGCAGAAGTCGCATACGGAAAAATTACAAGAGTTTTTTACAGAAAGAAACAGTGTCCTGTGACTTTACTCCCAGAGTTCTTACAGAAGTTCGCAGGAGATTATGAGTATGTGGATTATGGAGTTTACTATGACACAGTAAATCACATTAAGGGCTATTCTATAGTAGATAAAGTTGTATTGACAGAACCATATGAACCAAGTGTGGTTCCATTTGTATTTCTGCACTACTCCAACCCTATTGTAGGTAACAGTTCAACTTCAGTAGTAGATATGCTTGTAACTATCCAGAAAGAAATTGACATTCTTATGGATAAGATAAAGGACGCCTCACAGTTAAGTCCTGGAAATCAGATATTTTTACCAGAGGGCTCTAACGTAAAGGCTTCTGCAATATCAAATAGAATTGGCCAGATAATGACCTATAAACCAAGCCCAACAATGACTTCAAGTCCAGTTACAGTTGCTACTCCAAACTTCATATCAGAACAGTACATGAATACTGTAAATGAACTTGTAGAAAAAGCCTATGCAATGGTTGGTATATCTCAGTTATCAAGCCAGGGTGTAAAACCTACTGGAGTTACCGCAGGTATTGCGTTATCAACACTTGAAAATGTAGAAAGTGACAGATATGAGACTCAGCTTAATGCAGTAGTAAGGTCATACGTAGATATAGCTAAAACATGTCTTGCCGTATTCCCACCAGAAGAAGATATTCTCCCGGAGAACACACAGAGAATGGCAGTTAGATGGTCTGATATTGTAGCTGAGACTAACAAAATGTCTGTACAGTTCAGTGCAGCAGATTCATTAAGTAAAGACCCTTCGGTAAAGCTCCAGCAGTTACAGATGCTCGCACAGTCTGGAATTATTCCACAGTCAAGAATCGCTCAGTTCCTTGAATTACCAGATATTCAGACAGGCTTCTCACTTTCAGGAAATGCAATAAACGCAACTCTTACAGTTATTTCCAACTGTGTTGAACACGGAATTATGGAAGTGCCTGACTATATCCCATTCCAAATGCTGAAAGAGGAAATTATTAATACTCAGTTATCACTAAAGGCAGCAGGTGGCCCTGAAAACAAGAATGAGGGAGATATCAAGAAACTTACAGAGCTGTATGAAATTGTTGAACAGAAAGAAGCCGAATGGCAGTCAACTATTGCTGCTCAACAGCAACAGGAAATGATGGCTCAACAGCAGGCTATGGCTCAGCAAGCAGGGGTACCGAATGCAGGACCTAATGTACTCTCTCAGGAAGCCCAAATGACTCAGGTTTCTCCAATGCAGGGTGAACAAATACAGCCTGATATGGATATGGAGACTCAGCAGGGAACAGCTGCAAATGGCGGATGGAATCAGCCATATCAAATGCAATAAACACTAATAATTTAGGAGATTTTGACAATGAATGAAAATGAAATCTACGAAATTCTTTCTTCATATAAACAGGCTATAGATATGATTATCGAACGCCTGGACCAGATGGACGAAATGTATCACGCGTCAGACGCACGTGTAGATGAACTTGAAAAACAGGTTTACGAGCAGGTACTTAACCCTATCAATGAACTTATTGAAGAGGGTCAGAAAAACGCAAGGTTTGACGAATTCGACAACAAGTATGGTGAAAAACTTTCTGCATACAATGATTCTTTGGCTCCAATGGAAGAGGAAGGTTTCGACTTGTCACGCGCAACTTTCGACGCTTACGATTCTCTCCCAGAAGATGAGAGACCAGATGAAGAAGCTTATGTAAATGAAGTAGCTCGTGTCGCAGAAGAAAAAATAAACCAGATTAAGGAGGCTTTTGGCATTCCAGCTGATACTGCAACTGAAATTTCCGACGACGGAGAAGGTAATGTTGAAGTAAAGGTTGATGAAGACGGAGACGGTGAACCTGAAACTCCAGTTGAAGAGGCTGAGGTTAAGGAAGAAGTAGAAGAGCCAGAAGATGAGGGTGAGGAAATTGGTTCTGAGGAAGTTGAAGAAAAAATTGACGACCCAGAAGAAATAGCAAAGTTCGAGGAAGAACTTAGAAAAGAATATAAATAAGGAGATTGTGAAATATGGCAATTAGTAATGAAGCATCAGTATTAGCGATGCTCAAGGTATACTATGCTAAAGAAGGCGTAGAAAACTTGATGTTCAGGAACTCACCTGTACTCAAGGCTCTCAACAAAGTTCGTGTAGAAGGTAAGGTACAGAACTTTAGTGCAATGTTTGGCCGTGGTGGAGCTTGTTCTGGTAACTATTTGACTGCTATCAGTCTTGCAAACACTGTATCAAAGAACGTTGAGTTCAGTGTTACACCAGGTCAGTTGTTCTCTGTATATACTATGAACGCAAAAGAAGTTCAGGCCTCAAAGTCTAACCGTGGTTCATATATGCGTGTAGCAGGTGCAAGATTCTTTGCTGCAGCAGAAAGTTTCCGTAAGACTATGGGTGCAGCACTTTACGGTTCAGGATACGGTGAAATCTGTGCAGCTACTACAACTGCATTGACAGCAAACACAAACGTAGATATCACATTACCAACTCATGCAATCATGAAGATTGATGTTGGTTCAAGTCTTGAAATTGTTGCAAACAAAGAAGACACTGCAATTTTAGCAACTGTATCAGTTGAGGCTATCAACGGTAACACTGTTACTGTAAAATCTGACACAACTTATACACCAGCTGCAACAGACATTATCCGTCTTGCAGGTTCTGTAGATGCTAACGGTGACCCTGTATTACCAGTTGGTCTTGACGGATGGCTCCCAGTAAAGGGTGGAAGAACAGGTGCTGGTTGGACAACTTATATTGGTACTGACTTCTTCGGTGTTAAGAGAAACGTAGCAGCAGACAGACTTGCTGGTGCTTTCTATTCTTCTATCGGAAAGACAGAGGCAGACGGTGTAACCCCAGAAAAGAAAGTAACAACTGTTCAGAAAGCATTGCAGATTGCCCGCAGACAGGGTTCTTTGGCTGACTTGATTGTTATGAATGACGAGGACTTCCTTGCATTCTCTAATGAAATTCAGACAACAAACACTTACTTCACACAGACTTCAACTAAAGAGAAACGTTCTGCTAATGTAGGTTTCGACAAGTTCAGTGCTTCATTCAGTACTAACTTCATTGAAAATATCATCGACGACTCTTTGGCAGTAAAAGGTCGTGGTTATATTTTGGACAAGTCTGCAGTAGAGATTTGGTCATATACTAACGCAGAAAAGGTTAACGACGGTATCGAGGGTAACAACCCTGGAAAACCAGACCCAATGTCAGACAATGACAGTGGTAAGGAAAATGACCCATATGGATTGATAATTGACGACTACCTTAACCTTCAGCCAGGGGCTAATACTCCAGAAGGACCTGCAACACAGGTAACATTACAGTTCTATGGTTCATTCGTAGTAACTAACCCATCAGTTTGTGCAGTATTTGAATTCGCAGACTCTGATGACTTTGCATTGTAATTAACAAACTTATAACCTCCAATAAGTTTTAGTTTTTTTGCCCTCACTGACAGTTTTTGTTGGTGAGGGTTTTATTTTTCACTAATAAGGTATATGGCAGACGGAATAAAACTATTCAATAATACATCTCAAAACAGTATGGAAGATACTACAGTTAAACTAAAAGACGGTTCCAAGTTCAGAAAATACAGAACAATGGACGGTGCCATAAAATATGAAAGGTGGACTGAGGAAGATGAAAAGATGTATCAGAATGAAGCCGAAAAAGCTGAACAGGAATTGTTTCCTGAACACGACTATGAAAAGGAAGAGTTTGATAGGAATATGGAAGAGCTTGATATCAATGGACAACTAGATTATTTTATGGGGAATAAATTTCTAATAAAGCTTGCAAGAAATGGTTTCACAAAAAATTATCCGGGTGATTCAGTTCCAGACTTACATACAATATGGAAAGATGCTAAGAAAGACGGTATTTCTATGAAAGACTTTTTCAGACTACTAGAGGAATCATTATAAGGAAAACAGATATGGCAGATATAAAATTATTTGATACAGTTATTGATGAAGCACACAATGAACCAGAAGAAGTTTCTGGTATCAAGTTATTTTCGACTGGAAAAGAAAAAGGTACAGCACTTCCAAAGAAATCACATGAAGAAGTAAGATTGGAACAGTATCTAAAAAAGAATGGTCTTACAATGGCAGATTTGGAAAGGTATGATATTGATGAAAATACTGCAAAGAAATATTTTACAGAAGATTTTGAGAACCAAACATTAGAGGATACAGACTTGAAATCTGCTAAAAGGGCATTGATTGAAGGTGGTATTGGCAGTGGTCTTATTCTGTCAGGTATTGCTACTGCAATTGCTAGTGCTGCATCACATAATGATGATGTTGCGAAAGTAGCAGGTGCATTGAGTGCACTTGGTGCTGGGAGTTTAGGTACTGGGGCAGTTGACCGTGCAGTAACAGTATCTAAATTGAAACACCCAGAAAAACTTGCAGAAAGTGCATTCGAAAAAGAATTCAAATCCAGAAAAGACAAAGCAGAAAAAGCTAGAAACAAACTTAAGAAAGCTTACATGGAACGAATAAAACACTCTTCATTTCAACAAACAAAAGATGGAAGAATTTTACATAATAAAAGCGAAGTTGACGATTATGTAGATTCTATGCCCTATTCAGACCTAATGGAAGATACTAAAGGCTGGGAATAAGGCATTACATAGTATCTTGCGTCACAACCAGGTGTATCGTCATCATCATACAGTTTTTCTATGATGACAGTCATTTCTGAAACCTTGCATACAGTTATTAATGTATCGTCCGTTCTTTTTTTATTAAGACGCCATCTTCCATCTACTTTAGTAGCCATACAATATACTGCTACAAGGTTATCTGGGTTTGATGCCCATTCTTCCCAGCTAACTTTTGGAGTTGAAGCACAACCAATAAAAAGTACCAATGGTAAAATTAAAAGTAAAAGTTTTCTCATATAATGGCCTCCTCTTCTAAATACTCTCGCCAATAATTAGTTCTGTCAAGATTAATATTAACGCAAAATACCAAATTTTCACTAATAATTTAGAAAATATTTTTATAGGAGATATATAAAATGGCAGGATTAGCAGCCTCATTATTATTGAAACCAGCACTTGATGCAGCTTTAGCAGGTACTGCTGCAAAAGGAACTATGGATATGAACAAGAAAAAAGAAGGGACTCCTTCACTTGGATTGAAGATAGTTGGTGATGGAAGTAAAACAAAAGCTTCTGATACAAACGTAAGAGACCCACAATACAAGACATTATCACAGGCAGAAAAAGATGAACTTATGATTATGCTTGTTGAAGGTGGTCTTTCTGCAAGAGAAGCTATTCAGGTAGCAACAACTGGATATATCGGAAAAGATACCTTGAAGAAACTTTCACCTAACCTTAGACGTAAACTTTCAAGAATGACTGGTCAGGATTTGGAAGCACAGTTAGGATTTGGTCCTGGTGATGATGGTGATGACGACGACAAGAAAAAAAACAAGAAAGACAAGATTAAGAAACTTAGGGAAGACGCTGAAAAAGAACAGCGTGAATGGGAATCAAAAGAAACTGATTTCCAAAGAAATGACCCTAAAGTAAAGCGTCGTCTTGAAGCAAATGAAGCTTGGGATAAAGCCCATAGGGATACACCAAGTCAGATTGACCCTAAAGACCCTAAGCACTTAGGAAACACACCAGAACAGAAGATGGAACAAGGTGAACTTCGTATGAAAGATGCTATCAAAAATGGTCGTGGTTCTGAATGGGAATATCAGCACGTTACACCGACATCGAATATTCCAATGCGCCGCTAGTATAGTCTTTCAAGTGTTCAATAGACTTATCATCTAAATACCCGCTCGCAATAACATACATAGCATTTACTACCTGACGTAAAGTAAAATCAGATAGTGGTGCTATGTCTTTTATTTTTTCATCCAGCTTTCTATCAGATTTACATTTCATGTAGAAATAATCATCACTATTCCAATAAATAAAAAAGTTGTAAGCAGCAGGATTTCTCTTTGCTTTTTCTGCAAGTTCCAGAGTGTACTTAATATGTTCAACGTAATCCTTTGGATTTCCGAATACGTCTGGTGCTATTTGGCAAACAAACTTCCATCTTGCACGTGCTTTTACGTCGTGGTCACTCAATTCATTTACGGGTTTCAATGCCCAGGTTGGTATCTGTTTTCCGTCTATCACTTCACAATACTTGTTTACCATATCTTTTACCCCCAACAACTTAACTATAACGCTGCACTATCAAAAATGCAACGTTTTATTTTTACCAGGAAAAACACTTATCTGTCTTCATAGATAACAATTCTATTTTCATTATAGTACATTTTACAGGAGACTTTTCCATTTACGTCGAAGTAAACAAAACAATGTTCTGTGTCGTCTCTTGTATATTCCTCTATTCCGTCTAGACCAATAATACTCATTACTACCTTTTCTGCAAAAACCTTATTTTCACCTATTTTCATACCAGTAATTGTTATCATTAGTCCTCCATTGCCTCTTTCATTTGTGTTTCCATTTCATTAATAACTATATTCTGAATATCTTCTGGAAGTCTCTTAATTAGGTCAGTAAGTTCATTTGCAAAGTTTTTCTCAGCAGTTTTATATCCATACAGAAACCATACTGCACCACATACCATACCAATTACGAACATTACTATAAATCTTAACATATATACCTCTCAAAAATTAGGCAGTTTTGAGACTTACCTGGGTCTAATGACAAAATAAAATTATTTTGGGCATTTTAACCAGTGCCTAGCTGGAGAAATAAATGAATATAGAATATATCTCAGACCTCAACGAGGTCATATATTACTTAGTTAGTTCAGAATAGTAGGCATCATATATTTCATACCTACCTTTCTGCGACTGTGTCGCAAACACACAAGTAGTGAAGGCACCATGTCTCTTCACAAAGTCATGGGCGATATGTCCCTCACCATAGTCAGTTGCACTTGCTTTCCAACCGTTTTTCTCTGCCTTTGTTCTCAACTCTGAGAACTGTTTTTCATTTAATGTCATTTTGTTCCTCTCTAAATTAGTCTTGACAAAACTGTAAACAACGTTTATAATGTTTTGCTTTATAATACTATATTAACGACTTCAGACAGATTTTCAAAAAAAGGCTATAAATTTTTTGTTATTTTTTATTAAACTCAGTGAACATTTCCAAAAAGTCTACAATTGACTCTAAGGTATTCTTATTCACATAAAACTTTTGACACCTATACCACCAAGCTATAAGTCCATGATATTCAGCCCAGGCCAGAAACTCTCTGTCAATTCCCGCGTCAAGGAACTCCTGCTCCTCACCTATCCAGCTCAATGACTTCATATTTTGAAGTACATCCCAATTTCTCAAGAACATATCCTTAGTAATGTTTGTGACTTCCAAACTTTTTAGAGCCAGTTTTTCTTTTGTCCTTTTAAGCCCTTTTTTCAAAGCATTTTGATTCCACTCTTCCTGTTTCATTTGAAGTTCTTCTGGAAGAGGAGTCTCAATTAGTTCTTTCCTATACCATACAGAATTTTCTTCATAGTCATAACCCATATTCTTTTTCTCCTATTACAAGTATTTTTTTATTTTCTAATACATCCATATTTAGATGGTTTTTATTCCATATGTATTTATTTATCTATTTCATATGTACCATAGTTGGTAGGTGGAGCGTAGCGGAACCTACCGAGATATCATAACACCGTAGGTGTTGATGGTATGGTAAACAATGAAATATATGTAAAAAAAAGTGATGATTTGTTTACTTAAGTAAACATAGTTTCATAGTATCACTTTTTGTAACATTCTTATTTTTATAGTTTACCTGTATTGTCAGATAAACAACTTTTTTCTTTTCTGTAATTTTTCATATAACTATTTTTATCTTCTGTTTTATTTTTAGGATGGTCTTTTTGCCACTCTATGAAATAGTTTTCGTCAAAGTCGTCTGGAATAGATATTATTAAGTTATCTACCGCAGACATTCTTAGACCATTAGAGATTCTTTTTTCGTTACTTGTATAGTTCCGTCTGAGTTTAGTATTAAAGACTTTTGGGTCCAAACTGCCATGATATGAATTAGTTATTTCTGCAAAAGTCCTTGAAACAATTTCATATGTATTATCTGTTTTAATACAGAACAAGTGTTCCTTTCCAATACGTGGTCTATCGGGGCAAAAACTATCTGAAGGCAAAATACCACGATACTGATAGTCTGGTGTGAATAGTTCAATTTGACCATTATGTACCATTCTCCATTGCCCATTACTCAATTCAAAATACATTGCATTTTGTGGGTAAACTTCTACTGCAGAAAAACTATAGGAATTAACAGTTACTACTGTATCGTGGGATATAAAACAGCTGGCATTATTCGCAAGGATAAACTCTGTAGCAGATATGCAGAATACACCCCAATGGTTTGTCTCATTTGACTTATTCACTGCATTAAGGAAACACCCCCATTGTTTTGTACCAATACTGAAACCACCAGTTGCATGGTTTTGATATGGGAAGAAAGTAAGGAAACGTTCTTCCAGGAGGTCACCCTCAATATGTTCTTTAGTGTAGATATCAGCCATTCCATTTTCCTTGGTTCGATATATATGGGTAGGGTTATCCCTATTCAATATGAAAAAATATGGAAATGGTTTTTTAGAAGATGTTTTGGAGGGACATTTGAAAAACTGTCTTAGTGGTTCTTCAAATGCTTTTGCATAGAATGTTTTTTTATTTGATAATTTACTCATAAATATTGTACTCCCTATCTAGAAACCTAGAAGGGTACCCGGTCCTAGATAGGTTTCCAACTTATAACATTTTTAGGTCTAGTCATTATTCCTATGACTATACATATATATTAACGCACTTTGAAAACGCGTTATCACTAATTAGTAGTTTTCCTCAAAAAAAGAACCCCCACCAGTAAAACTTACTGATGGGGAATAAAGAGAGAACCAAATGTTATAACTAAATAATGTTATAACTAAATATTAACGCACTTTGAAAAAAGTTAATATTATTAATATGAAATACAGTCAGGATATGCAGGATATTATTAACAAGGACTACCTCTCACTTTGGAACAGATACAAACCACTTCAAATGGTTTACTATAAAAAGATATCTGAGTATATCCGTCATGACTTGTATGAGTTTGGGTTCGAGGAATTCAGACAGGACTGTTACATTGTACTAGTCAATGCAGTAAATGGTGTAGACATCAACAAAGTCACAAGCCCCTCGACATATTCATTTTATGTACAGTACTCACAATGGCTTCACAATTTTACCAAAAGAGATATTGTAAGAGACTACACTCATAGATACGCAATAAGGTACATGGACTATAACGAAAGCCAAGACGGTGAAAACGACTTTGAGTGGGATAGTATTCTTGCAACAGAGGATATCCACTCTAACATATGGGAACTTGTAAACAGTCTGCCAGAGAAATGGAGAGATAAATGTATCAAGGCTGCATGGAGTATGCCTAGGGGTGGTAGGAAAAGTAATTACTGGCCTGAGGAAGTAAAGAGACTTTTTATGGAAGAGTATACTAAATACTAATTATATATAGGAGAAAACAAAATGCTAAAGATAACATCCAAGATTTTTAGAACAAAGAAAGATGAAACATTTTCTGCTTTATTGAAACGTGTAAATAAGTTTATAGCAGAAAAATATAATTCAGGGTATAGCCTTGATAAGGTTATAGTAAATGAAAAGTTAATTGTAGTGGATTATTGGAAGGAATAAGGAGGAAACAAAATGATAACAGAAAAAGATATTATTGAGGCTTACCCAAACTATAGGCCTTATGACTTAGACATAAGTAAGCAAGAGCTTGACAGGGTTATGAAAGATTATGCAACAAACAAGGAAACACATGAGGAGAAATAGAAACATGAAAAAATGGAAATTACTTATTCCGAAAGAGGAACTTGCAAATATGTCAAAGGAAGATTTGCAAGAAAGATTGAATAAGTTTATAGAAAAGGGTTATATCCCAGAAGATATGACACCTGACAACGTTGGGCCTTGGACTTCAGAGGAGGCTCAAGGTGGGAAAGAAGAAAGTGGTGCGATTGTAGTAGGGGTTGGAAAAGAAATAGCTAAAATAATTTGGGAATTATAAAAATAAAAGGAGAAATAAAATATGAAAAAAGAAACACAGGAATATATTGAAAAGTGTTTTGACATTCTCCTCAAGGAGATATTTCTTTTAAGGAAGGAAGTAGAGAAAATGCACAAGGATGTTAAGGAAGTAAAAGACAAAGCCAAGATATGGTAACGGACACTAATAAGATATGGACACAAACTTATATATAAAATCCTTCAAAACAGAGGGGAATAAAATAACAGGCCTAAAGTTTTTTGGAGACTGGGAGATAGACATTACCAATGGTGACCCTGATGGTTCTGGGTCAGGAGGTATAACCCAGACTATTCCTATGGAGTCTAATATTCTTCCATTTGGTGTATACATGGAAACAGAAAAAACAACTGCTCAGTTCAAAGTAACAGTTAAGAATGAAGGCAGTATGGACTATAAAATTGGAATTGCTATTCCGGGAAGTACTTTTCAACTTGATGACGAAGCCATGAATAAATATGACCTGCCACATTCAAGTCAGTTCGAGTACAGTCTTAGTTCAGGTAAGAATGCAATGCATATTATATTCTACACTACAGACTACTCTAGTATTGTAGGAATTTGCAGTGCAAGGAGATAGATAGTTATGGATACAAATTTATGCATAAAGTCTTTCAAGACGGAAGGCAATAAAATAACAGACATAAAGTTCTATGGAGACTGGGAACTTGAGAAATCGGACGGTATAGACAAGCACCTTGAGGGTATTACAGGTGACGTTATCCCAGACGGAGTTCAAGTTTCATATTCATTAGTCAATGGGGATAAGGTATGGTCGTATACCAACAATACTGGTAACAGGTTATATGCAATTATGTATAATCATAACTATAGCAGCTCTATGAGTAGTATGAGAACTACAATGAACTGCCGTAATTGGAATGCAGGGTATACACTTAAAACTACAATCTACAAGGAAAATAAGAATCGTGACGGTGTTTTCTACAAGACAATTATTTTCGAGGATGCGGATTACACAAAGATAATAGGTGTTATTACTGCATACTGGGACAAAAAACTTAACTAAGGGGATATTAGAATGGAAGATGATATTGAATACAGTATTGTAATGCTGGATGAAAATAACGAACCTGTATGGTGGGAAACAAAAGAGGGAGAAGTCAGCGGAGATGACACCATTATTACTGAGGCAGAAGCTGTTTCAACTCCTTTGAGTGGAGATGTCAGAATTCTATATGACGGTACCTCTTGGAAAAAATTTGCATATTGGAAAGACGGTGACACTCCTGAATTCGGAGACTTCAACGGCGCAGCAATTATCAGTATGGAATTACCATTTAAGCTACAGTTCAAGACAGAAGATGATACTGCATCTACACTCTACACTGTAGAGGGTAAAGGAAAATTCCTGTTCCATGAAAATGGGTCTTGGGAGAAAATAACTAGCTAAATATTCATCAAGGTAAATAATTCTGGAGTTACATAAGGCAGACCATGACGGTCTGTCTTTTTTTTGTCTTTTTTATTTTCGTTAATATAACTTATTATATGTATAGTGTTTTCACACTAAAACAACTAATTACATATAGGAGAAAATAACAATGGCAAAAACTGAATATGAACAGTACACAGAGTATTTTGACAAAATAAAAGAACTCTGTATCGACGCTTACAAGAGCAACACAATTACTAATGTAGAGTTTTTTGTAGAGAATGGAATCCCAGAAGAATTCTTAAAGAAATGTAAACTTGCAAAACTCTATGGAGGTGGTAAAGGAAAGCAGAACATTTTCTGGAACTGGCACAGCAACATGAAGTATCCAGAATGCACGGTTGATAACTTCATGGAATTCATCCGCGTATATGGGAGGTAGACTAGTGAACATCCAGAAGGAAATGAGTGAGCTTTTCGGAAACGCCTGCTACGCATACTGTATAGCCTGGCTTTTTTCTGACGCAGTTCTGAGGAATGACGTTAAGACTTTAACCAGGTATGTAGTTCAAGGCTGGTGCAATGGATACATAGAAGACGACGGTTTCGTAGCATCCCCTGTCTTATATGCAAATCAGGTATTAGGAAGAAACGTATACAGGGATGTAAAAAAGGTAAAGATATCTTCTTTGTCCGAACTTCCAGAAGGTAATTATGCAGTTGAATATGACTATGGAACTAAAAAACATTTTGTAGTTTGTAACAAAAGTGGAATTGTCTTTGACAGCTGGCCAGAGAGTAACTGTGTGAAATACGGAAAACCTACTTCATACAGACTTTATATTTAGTGAGGACTTGCATGTGAACAAAAGACAAAAATCTAACAGGTCTTTCCGTGCAAGTAAGGCATGGAAAGACTTCCGTCACAAAAAGAACGTTGAGCAGAAAGGGCTCGACCCAATTACAAAAACAAAATTAACTAAGCAATCAAACTTACATCATAAAAAACTTGACCTGGACGAAAGTGAATATCAGGACATTTCAGACCCATCAAATTTCATTTTCTTATTACACGACTGCCATAAGGTTCTTCACTGGTGTTTGAGGTATGTCAAAAAATACCATGACTTGTCTGTATTAGACAGGCTGTATGAAGAAGTAAAAGCAGAGGCCATTCTTAACGGCTACATAAGTGAGGACTAAATGAAATGGCAGAAAAATTTGATAATACGAAATTCTACGAGTCCTATACACATTGGCTTGTAAATGAAGACAAACCGAGCTGGGACACTATGTGGTTTGAGATAAACAACTGCATTATGTCCCAGGCAAAGATAAAAGCAAAAGGTATTAGAATACCAGACCTTGAGGGCAGAATGATGGATGCCACTATTAAGGCTATGGACAAAATCAAGACAGAAAAACCAGCAATTAGGAATCTAACTAACTGGCTCTACTTCTTTGTAATTGACGGTCTGTACAACAGAAAGCTTCAAAGAATAGACAAGGAGATAAGTTGGGAGAGTTGGGTTCTATGTGAATACGCGGAGGACGTTGAATGAAATACATAAGGGAGGCAACACCAGCGGAAATAAATAACGCGTTGAGAAAATATTTTGGGTGTGCTACTGCAGACGACTTTTGGGAGGTAAAGGGACTCTATGCCATTGAGGGTGACAAATGTTATGTGAGTCTTGACGGAAATATATATTTCCATATGCAGCAGAACACATGTAATTTCACCTACTTTTCATTAGTGCAGGGAAAAATGAGCAACATAAGGGCAGCCTTTGAAGTGTTATATGAGCTTATCTGTGCGGGTTACCCATTCATAAGAATTAACGGCAGAAATGGCAGATATAAACATTTCCTGAATCATTTTGGTCATTATGTGCCCGCAGAAACACTGTATGAGGGACACGAAGAATTCGTGTGGTTCATCGGACACCCTGAAACAATAGACAAAATAAGAAAGAGAATAAACAAGGACTAATAAAGTATATGGCAAAATTACCAGCATATAATCCACTGCCAGACATTATGTTTCTGGCACAGAGAGTGACTGCTTTGGAGAGTCAGGTTGACTATCTGAAACAGAGAATAAACATACCAACAATTATTGATAAAGGAGAGGGTGACTTGGAAGTCATCTACGATATAGACAATGGGAGTGAGAACAAAAACAACATTCAAAACGGAGACAGCGAAGAAAGCCTCCAGCAAAAGCCATCAGGGGGTGGCAAGCAAAAAAAGAGGAACAACACAAAAGATACAGGCGCAGGTGAAATATAACAAACAGATAGCCCCTGACCTGCAGGACTATATAAGGCAGGCATTAACGACCCCTGACGGCAAAGGACAGGTATTTTATGAGAAATTTATTGATACTTTTTTAGCTGATGCAAAAAAAGACCCTAATGGAAAATGCGGACAACTTCTTGCAAGCTCAATGTTCAGCTCAGAGCTTTTATCAAAACTTGATGCTGAGACAGAAAAAGCTATGGCAAGAGACCAGGCTTTCTCACGGTACAGACTGCATACAACTTTATTCAAGGAACAGAAACAAGTAATTGAAGATACTGCAAGCAAGAACATTTGCATTATCTGTTCACGTCGTGCGGGAAAAACAGAACTTGCTGCGAGGTCTTTAGTTGATTCCTGCATTACACCTAATACACCTACGTGTTATATCAACCTGACAGTTGGGAATGCAATTAACCAGTTATTCAAACTTTGTGTGGATGCAGCAAACCTTATAGGACTGACGATTACAAGGGAGAGCAAATCTGACGGTGAACTGGAGTTCAGCAACGGTTCGTCTATCAGATTCCGCGGAAACAGTAATGTAGCTGAAAGGGAAAAGATAAGAGGATTCAAATACAAGAAAGTAATTATTGATGAGATACAGTCACAGCAGGGAGTAAAATATCTGCTGGACGACATACTCTCACCATTGATGGCAGACTTCGAGGACTATCAGTTAATTGTACAAGGAACACCACCAAGAATTAAGGGAACTTTTGTTGAAGATGCATACACGACAGAAAACAATGGATGGACTAAATATCATTGGACTGCTTCAAACAACCCTTTCATGCCTAACTGGGAAGCGACATTAGATGATATATGTAAGAGGAAAGGACTAACCAGGGACGACCCTTTCATTCAGAGAGAGTTCCTTGGAATTATTGCATATGACGTAGAAGCAATGGTCTATAAGGGATACAAGACTTATGAAGGTGAAATACCTGCAACCTTTATCCCTACTCATATTGTAATTGGTGTAGACTTTGGTTTCAGTGATAACAACGCGGTAATATCCCTCGCATATAATACAGAGACAAAAAAAGCATATGTAATTGAGGAACACAAATTTGACCATTCAACAGTATCTGCAATAGTTGAAGTTGTAAGGGGTGCGGTTGATTACGCAAAAGAGTTTATGCTAAAGAGAGCCCAGGGCAATGCAAACTTTGGTAACATTATGGTTGTAACAGATACCAACGAAAAGTCCATTGCTTATGAAATGAACCAGACATATGGACTACCAGCCTATTGTGCATACAAGTACGACAAGAAATACGGTATCAGCAAACTTGCAGAATGGTGTAGAACTGGAACTATCCTTGTACCTAAAAATGGTGTAATGGAAGATGAATTTGAGAAGACAGTATTCAAGCGTGATGATAATGACAACATTACGAACGAAATAGACGACCAGCAGTTCCACCCTGACGCCGCCGACGCATTACTCTATGCTTCAAGACAGATGGCATTTGACTTTGGCGACGACAGTGGTGGAGAGGCTAAAGAAATTTAGAAAGAGCTTCTATGATTTTTGGATATATTTCATCATCATCAGCACTTGAGCCAATGAAATACAATTGGTTTACAGTGCTGGTCTGTGAATGACCCATATAATATTCAATCCAGTTGTTATTTATATTACAGGACTCCAACAGAGTTTTATACATTTTTCTGAATGAGTGGAAAACTATATGGTTCTGTTCAATATATTCAACATCATAACCACAGAGGCTTCCAGCCTCAATAACTGATTCCTTATATGCAGCAGTTCTGAAACCAGCCTGCAGGTACTCAAGACAGTCCAATGTCTCCCGCAATACTGGAATTGTTCTGACTGCATTTTTTGTTTTAGTACCGTTAATTTTTAGGTAGAGTCTACTCTCTGTAACTATAGGTTCACAGTTATAGATTTCACCAGCTCGGCAGCCAGTTGTCATAGCGAAGAATGCAAGGTAGTGAAGTCTTGCATTACATTTTTTCCAAAAGCCATAGAATGACTTAACAGGAAAACATGAACGGTAAGTTGGAGTATATTCCATATGTTTCCATTTTGGAAACTCTCCCTGATATGAACGTCGGATAAGGTAAATATAGTTATTTATCGACTTACCAGATACCCCAGCGGCAAGAAGTTCTTTTTGCATTTTTTCTATTTGTGAGGAAGTTAACGGCCTTGTCTGGTCTATGAATTGTAATGCACGCTTGAGGTCACGATTATTCTTTTTGCCCACCAATGGTTTGTATAACTGTTTATTCTGACAGTTCCCAAGAGTTGGATATAATTCCCATGCAACTTTGTACGCGTCGTGGAGAGTTGTACACCCCGTTGATTTCGTGAGACCATATTCTGGAAAATAGGCATAGTAGATTTTCCTATGCTTAATGAATAGATAAAACTTGGAGAGTTCCCGTACCTTGTAACGACAACGTTTGTCTAACATATTTTTGCCCCCTTTGACTGGAAAGATAAAGGTGGCAATAATTGCACAACTTAGTGTTGTAAAAGACAGTTTTTAGGTACTGAAAGGCTTAATTTTAACCTTTTAGACAAAAAAAAGCTGGCGACTATCTACTTTCTTATAAACATATCTCTCGACGTTACAAGAAGTTATAGCCCCACTGTCAATTATTACCTGTCAGCAATTATTGCACCAGCATTGTGTTATGTACAATACCACTCATTAGGAACTGTGTCAAGTTTATTTCATCACTAATATACTATGAATACAAGAAAAATCAAAAAAACTATTACTAAGAACATGTTGAGGTTTCCAGAAGAAATGTACTCAGACACATTAGGAAGCCTTGCAATTTGTGGTTGGATGTTTACAAACGAAGAAAGCCGTCCAAAAGTTTCTTCAATGAAATCTAAGTGGAAGAAAATACTAAAAGGAGAAGTTCCAGTAGACTTTACCCAGCCTGACTTTATTGAAAAAGCATTACAGTGGTTTGGTATGGAACTACCAGAATTATTCCCAGTTGCATTTGTACAGTCAGACTGGAACGCAGTATTTGCCCCATTTGTTGGTGGAAATATTCTACCAAATAGAGAAGACGGCTTTGTAATTCAGACCTTGAAAAAGGGAAAAATATATCCTCTTAACTTGAGCAAGGAAGAACAAGCTGATGACAATTTGGGACGAGATACTAAATAACATAATAACAAAAATGACTCCGACAAAAGCCTCTACAAAAAACCTTGTAGGACTTGTCGGAAAAATTAGTGATAACTCACGGTATATGAACAAGGCACGTGAGAGTCTTGGTGATGTCGCAGGAATGATATCAAATGACACTCTCACAAAGATTGCACGCTCAATAAAAGCTAATGAAAGGGCGGATAAATTCACTACAACAGGTCCTGACGAATTGAAAGGAATGGCGACAGATGTAGTAAAAGGAAAAACAGTTAAGGTTCTACACCCTACTTCTGAACGTTATATCAACAGTAAAGACAGGTCCCCATATACAAAAGGTGAATACAGTATTGATAAGGAACCTGACAAAACTAAGGAAGTTGGTATCAATTCTACTGCAGTTGATAAGGCAAGTTATGACCCTAAGACGGGAATCGCTGCAGTAAAATTCCATGGTGGTGATAAATGGTACAACTACGTAATGACTCCAGAAGAATTTGATGACTTCATGAAAGCACCAAGTAAAGGCCGCCACGTAAGATATGTAATGACTCCACACAACTGGTTGCCAGGATATCATAGGAGGAAAAGAAAATAATGAGTTTTTTTAGAGAAGCACTGAACTATTATAAACAGTTGAAATATGAGGATAAACAGAGAAAGAGACTTGTAAAGTCAAAACTGGATTATGGGGCATTGCAGGCAATGATAGACAGGGCTGAGGATAACCCAGACCTGTTGATAAAAATATTATTGAACGACGGAACAAGGCTTGAAATAACCAGCAAAAAGAAAAAGACAAGGTCTTCTTTCTCTGACTACATAAACGGTGAGGACGACATATTAGAAGTCAACTAATAAACTAAGAGGAAATAAATAGATGATTTACAACAGTAACGAAAACAACGCACCTTATCAGAACGGAGGAAACACTAAGGTCAACAAACAATTGAGGGCTTTGGAAGAGTCTATCGACAATGTAACATATCGTCTTAACGGATATGTTGGAACTGACGATACCGAGATAAATGGTATGATTGGCGACGCATTAGACAATATACGTGAAGATGTTGACAATGCAAAAAATGCAGTTGCTAATTTGGGGCCACGTGTAAGTGGCTTGGAAAATACAATCGATGGGTATTCTACAAAAATTGTAACTTCAAAAATTCAGGCAACCGACGCAGACTTCCACTCCATAGTATGTGGCAAGTATTTATTCCAAAATGGTTATGAGACTGCCTCAAGTGAATATATCTGTCAGTTGAAACCAGGTTCTGTAGTTTATGCTACTGACGGCACTAACGGTATTCTTGTGGACTTTGCAGACGTAGACGCTTGGGTAGCAAACGCACATATTGGGACTGAAAACGCATACTTCAAGATATATGAAAATGGCGTATTGCAGTTCAGTACTGCCTCAAGTTTCTCTGTTTATGTTATCGGTAATGTATTCGATAGTACTGTTGCATCTTATGGAAATCCTACAAATATTCAGACTGGTATTACAATTGGCGGTACATTATATGCGGCTCTTGCCCAGGACTATACATTCCGCGCCGTTACAACTGATACAATTACTGTAAACGGAAAGGCTCTTATTGGTGAAGTTGAAACTCCAAAGGCAACTGTAACTGACTTAGAGGCTGAGAGTATTTCAGGAGAGGCTCTTGTAGTAGATAACGCAAGGATAGTTGAAACTCTTACTGCCTCTAAAAGAAATATTAAGGATGCATATATTCCTATAGATTCTCACGCAACTAACGTAAATGTATATATTGAATTGAAAAAGTTTACAGGTTTATATAACCTTAGACTTGATAAGACAATAAGTGGTGCAGTTGAAACTTTATTTACTGCAACTGTTATCTGGAACGGTAAGACTCCTATAGTTAATTATCACGAGAACCAGAATTTATTGGACCGCGATTACTTATATAAGATTATCCTTACCGAAGACGCTCTTTATTTTGTAACACAGGGTGATGGTACACTTTATTACTCATACGATTCTTTTGACGCAATACCACCAGAGACAGAGGAAACATTCACCCCTAGTGGTGCAATAATCTGTGACTACACTACAGCTTATGCAGACAGAACTGTATTCCTTGGGAATGACACTGAATACAGTGGTGTGGATGTATTGGGTGAATTGAATGCAGACGTTATTCATTTACCAGAAGATTTTTCTATTACAGACCTTAGTCTTGACGGCAATCTTACTGTTAATGGTACAACTACACTTAACGGCAATACAACTGCAGGAAATGTTACTGCAGACAACATCACAGTAGAAGACATAACACTTACTGGCGACATCAACGCTGGCGGTTCAACTGGTACAGAAGGACAAGTTCTTACTATTAAGGAAGGACACCCAGCTTGGGAAGATTCAGGTGGAACAAGTACTTATACAAACCTTGCAACAGACAACCTTACAGTAAAGCAGAAGATGGTAGCTGGTGGAACCGGACAGTTCAGTTACGCAAGGGCTTATAAAGGCAGGGAAGATGAGATTCTTGGTATTTTCCATTGGTCTAACATCCCAGTATTGGATGCCGAAAACCATGTTTACTATATGGAAGAAGAACAAGAAGGTGTCACAACGGGTATCTATGTACATGTTGGATTAGCAAGTGATACCATGAATTGTGAAACTGTCGTTACTGCACCTGCTTCTATGTTTACTTCATTGGAACTTGTTAATTATTATAGCGTACAGTTATCGCCTTCAATTAGAGCTGAGAACCCAAGTGAACCTATCCTAGGCTCAATGTGTCAGGAAGCTTATTGCTATCCAAATAATAGAAACATTGTTGATTTCTGGAAAAATTATACCAATGGTGGTCTTATTGCATTACCTAGTTATGATTTAATAGTATCCCAATTATATGAACGTCCAGCACCTAATGACGCATGGTGGGTTTACAATCCAAGTACAGACGCTTGGACACCTTATACTGTCTCAGCTTTTCAAAATCTTGGTGTTAATGTAACTGCACCAAGTATTAACTATAAGAATACATTTGCAAGTTTTGAAGTTGACAAGGATGTAACTTATAATTTTGAATATGTTTCTGCAACAAATAAAGAATATGAAGTGATTACTTATCCAGAACAAAATAGATGCATATATACCAGAGGATTTGTAAAGGAAGAAGAATTAACACCTGCTGATATCAAAGCATTGGTTTCTAATGAGCTTGTTTACTTTGATGATTTTGACAGTATTAATGACTTACCAGACTTAAATACACTTCATGATAGTTGGGCATCAGATGCTTATGCATTCGTTGGTAATACATTGTATGCGTACATACCTGCTAACTCAGAATGGCAAGAAATGCAAGGTATTTATGGACCAGTAGGTACAACAAACTACAACATACTTACACCATTTACTTCATTCACAGTTCCAGCCATTACAAATGTTCCAGACTATGATTATTTCATTGGACTTAATGGAACTGTCAGGCTTGATGATTTCAACGTTATTGATTCTAACAATAAGTTGGGTAACGTTGGCGAAACATTAACAAAGACAGAAAATGGTATTGAATGGAAAAAGTCTGAAGTAGAAAAAATTGATAAGTATGTTTATGCATATACTGACTACCATGATATGTCCGCAGATACAACAAATGTACGTGTACACATAAAGGGACAAAAGTATGGTGATGTTGTAACAATTACATGGCTAGGGATTAGTACAATTGGACAACAAGATGTTTCTTTGACAAATCATAGACTTTATCTGAAAAAAACTGATTTAGCAGACTTATTAGAACTGTATCAAATGAAATTGAATTTTACTGTGAAAATTAGCAATCATGACCACTACGTAGGTTCTGATGATTGGTCAGTAAGTATTGTTGGATATTATTCTAGTAATTCAAACCAGTATGAATTTGTATTTGACTCTGCATTGGTAGACACAATGTATAGTGGTCTTAGTTTTTATACAGAGACTAATAATGTTCCACTTATAACTTATGTAGGTGAAATAATGTATTACTAACAAAAATGGTAGTCGCCTAAACCACGGCTACCATTCACCACTAATAAGTTATGGAAAAACAGACTTTTATTTACTTGCTTATTGAAGCCATAATTTTTCTTATCCCTGTTGCAACTTTATTCATAAAGCTGGGAGGTTACAAGAAAATGCTGGAAGACATAGATGAAAGGACAAGAAGTTACTCTGAATGGAAAGCAACCATGAATGAAAAGGTTGCTACCCTTGAATTGAATGACATTCAACAGAACAAGACACTGACTTCTATTAACGATAATCTTGTCAAGATTTCAACACAGGTTCAACTGCTATTGGATAACAAGATAAAGATGGAGGTAAAATAGGTGTGGAATATATCTATGAAGCAAAAAATGGTTTTTATCACAAAACCTACAAGTATCATATTGTTATTGGCGTTCTTATCACAGCCGTTATACTCTTTGGAGCTTTATTCATCTCCAGCTCAGTCAAATCTCACAGACTTAGAACAGTTAATGACCGACTTACAGAACGACTCAGTAACTCAGAGGATACTTGTAGAAGACTTACAGAAACAATTGGAAACTGCCAATCAATCTGTAGAGAACTTGACGGAATCTCTGAACGAAATATCAGAACTGCAAAAGACGCAATCGAAATTATTGAAGAAACAAGATACTACGTTGAAAGTATTGAAATGGAGCTTGGTCTTATCAATTCCGATAGCATTTACAGCGGGATTGATGATTGGCTGGAATCTCAAGGAGTAACATATGAAACACCATAAACTTACAAGCGTAAAGAATTGGATTGTCATATGGGCAGTCTGTGCAATAAGTTACATTATTATAATGGAAGAAACTTCTATGCTACAGTTGGCAATCCTTCTTGCAACAATCCCATTGGCTTATATTCCTTCAAATGTATACCAGAAAAAAATAGAAAGGGATAATCAGAAAGAGGAACAGTAAAAACAGATAATCCTGGCCACAAGGTCAGGATTTTTTTATCCACTAATAAACTATAAGGAAATAATATAATGGCAAATACAAAATCAACACAACACGAATTGGATTTAACCAGCAGCCTTAATCTTAACAAGTTCAAAGCTGATATTAAGCCTTACGAAGGTTTCAATGAACGTAACGCACCTTATTATGGTGGCTGCCTTAGTCCGTTGTACATGAAAGATGACGGCATACAGTCAGACGGTGTTCAGTTTTATAATGGTGACAAGTACTACATACAGAACGGTACACTTTACAAAAATGATGAAGTGGCAAAGGCAGTTCCAGGAAACGGAAGCTTTACTGTAACAAAAGCACCAGAAACAATAATGGGCGTACAGATATTGGAATACGCTTCTGACAGATGTTGGGTTGGAACTAACGAAAATAATGGAACAACATATCTTTACATACAAGCTGGTAACAGTTCTGTATCACTAACATTAGATGCTAATGAACATTATGTTCAGTCAAGATTATTTCAATCTGAAACAGTACAGGTAGGTGTATTGGAAACTACTACACGCTTTATGATGTACAGTAATCTTGTAAGTAACAAGACAGAGTTCTATAAGTCATCATTTGGTGAAGTATACAATTACAACCGTATTGACATAAGTTCAGACGGACAAACTATTATGATAAATGGTGCAATCTATGCTTTCAATTCAAGTACAAACAGATATTCTGCCGTAACAGTCAGAACTACCCTTAGTGGTGTAAGTTGCACACAGTCTAACGGATTGATTAATGGTAATGGTCATAGTGGTACATTTTCAGAGTTCATAAAGAACACAACGTGGGGAAACTTTTTATTATTTGTACCAGTTAATGCAAATGTATTTTCAACCACAGACTGGAACGGTATTGTAGTAGAAACTGGTAATCACAACTCTGAATATGGAAAAAACACACGTAGTATACGTTACTATCGTGGTGGACTTACCTTATCCCTTGAAAGTGGTTCTTTGTATGCAGACCTTACAAATGTTTCAGAGTATACACATTTCTTTACTTTTAACTTAGACGCACCATTTGTTGCCCAACCAAAAATCAGTATGGCAAGTTTCTTTCCATTTGCAATTACTGGTGGTGAAGATTTAGGCATTGATGAAAGCGTATCAAGACTTAATGCAATTGCATACGTAGCAAGTTATTGTGATAACAAACTTGGAATGCCTATTATTAACATTGCACAAGCAAGAGGTTGGCCGCAACGACCAGGTAATTACCCAAGTTATTACATTACAGAAAACTGGGCTTCTACTTCTTTTAGTGGTGAAATGTGCCCAGTACCAGCAGGTGGATTGATGTATGAGGATACTGCTACACATTTCAGAGTTCTTTCCACAAACACTGGTATAATTCAAGGTATCTCTTATTCAGACGAAAGCAACATGATTGGAAGCTTGCTTACAAACTGGGGCTCAATTGATAACAGTAAAGGCGTATACATTTACAGTGTTGACAGTAACACAGACAAGATTGTTTATTATGACTCAGATGAAAGGTGTTGGTTTGTAATAACACATAACAAGAATATCAAGTCTACTGGTTTCTCTATTATAGGTAACTACCTTATATTCAATACAGACGCACATCTTAATGCAGTAAAATTAAGTAACCTTGAATTGGTTCACTGGGCTAGTGACTGGAATAACAGATTACACTGTAACATTCACAATACTGTAATAGACTATTATCTTTTTTCTGACGATGATGACTTAGCTGACATGGAAACAACTTCAACCTATTCGTCAGGTCAGAACGTAAACTTTTTGTATGACGTACCTAGTTCTGCAACATTTGCACCGATTGTTACCAATTCAGTTGTTAATGTTGATAACACACCAAGGGCTATAGCGGCTGGAACTTCTTATAATGGTGTAGATGGTCTTGTTGAGTTTTACAAGGACTACAAGTATTTGTATTCCATAACTTCTGATGCTTGGCTTCCAAATACATACAATCCAATGATAGTGGATTCAAATGTAACATACCCAAGTACAGTACGCTACAACATTCCATTATTCTTTGATGTTATAAACAGTCCTTATGACCTTACAGTAGTACGCTTTGGAACAACTGGCTTCCTTGTAATGTACTATGATACAAAAATACGCTACCAGTACACTGCAGACTCTATCGTAAACTTTGACATAATGTTTATTATTCAGGGTCAGGCTTATGGTGTTGCAAGAAATAGAATCTATTCCGTTTCATACAGTAACAACACTATCCAGGCAGTACAACCAATTACAACTATTGAAGGCCTGGAATACATTGGTGCAACTATCTATAACGCTTATTTCTATTCACCTACAGCAAGAAGTATTTATTCTTTTGGTGCAGATAATAACCTTGTAGTATTTTCACAGGCAGATACTTTCGCAGAAATCACTGGTGCTTCATACATTCCAGCGACTGGTTCAATTCTTATTGGTGTAAATGAAACCAAAGGTGATGTAAACACTGGTTGTCTTTATGTACTTAATGAAAGATTTGGTATTTACCGTATCAATGACATCAAAGGATTTATTTCTGGAAGCCGTATGAATGACACTTCTATCGTGTGCTTATGTTCTGATAACCACGCATACAGACTGGCTTATGAAGACCTTGATGGTGAAGAATCAGATTATGTTATGAAGAACATTATCCTTGATACTTCATTCTATGGTGCAGGTTCTAACGTTGTTTCAGTTAATGACTGCTGGTACATAAGAATTACAGATACAGAACATCACAGTGGTGAAGTAAAACTTGCAGTATCTACTTTGACAGACATTGGTAGAAGTACTGAAACAAGAACATTCAAGGTAAAAGAAAGCGACTGGGATGAACTTACTGACACAGTATACATAAGGTTCCAGCCAAAATTACAACGTGCAGTTGGTGTTTCCCTTCACATCGAAAGCCCATTCAAGATTGGATACATTGGCGTAGGTGCAACACCAGAAACATTACAGCTTAATAAGGGGACTATCTAATGAAAATACGTGAAGTATCAGTACAACAAATAAACGCAGCTTTGAATGATTTGACAAGAGACATTGATATCAAGATAAAGCAGATAGAAAGTCTTAACAATGAAATCAAGAACATGCAGTCAAAACTGGAAGCATTGACAAAAGCAGTTAATGGTGACTTCACTGCACTTGATGAAGCCATTGGTGACAACATTGAATACATTAATAACAACTTTGTTCCTAATACCAGAACTGTCAATGGAAAGGCATTAAACCAGAACATTTCATTAACTGCTTCTGATGTTGGTGCTTTACCAGACAGTACGGTTATTCCTGCCGCACAAGTAAACAGTGACTGGAATGCTACCAGTGGTGTAGCAGAAATACTGAATAAGCCAACAATTCCAACCGTAGTTAATAGTGTCACTAGTGGTAACATGAATCCTGTAACAAGTAATGCAGTAGCAAACTATGACCCTGTAACTGCAAAGAATTACAGAGTAAAGAAATATTATGAAATAAATGCAAACAGTCTTAGCTCTTCTAATTTTTACCCTGTTACTTTTGAACCAGACTCATTAGAGCTTGATTGTGAAATTCATTCTCCAGGTGCCTCGGCCTCTGCCGCATATAACCAGAATTATATACATTTCTTGTCTACAGCACAAGGTTGGTCTGATACCCCAAAACGATTTGTTGTGTTATCACAAGGTATGTATGAACAACAAGAAGTTACAATAGGTTCTATTTGGAGAGGACAACGACAAGGTGTTACTTGTGTTTATGTAAGAGGTGGATTAACATACAGATTTGTTTGTAACAAGCAGCCAACTCTTAGAACATCTAATTATACCTATGCTGATGAAGTATATAAAGTAACAACAAGTTCTTCTGGAAGTTGTACTTATGCTGATAGTGTTTGGACAAGTACAAGTTCTGCAAATGGTTTTGGTCATGTATTTAGCAATCTGATAAGCGGTACTATTTCAAATGCGGCAAATGCAGTCACGGCTACTACAGCTTTTCATATAAATACATCTAAACCAGACAGTACAGCCGGAGCCATTTGGGTAACCTAGGAGTTAGATATGATTACTAAAAGACTTTTACATGTAATAAGGGGTAATGGTTCAGAAGAAACATATCATTTACACACAACGGCAACGTCGTATGGAAGTCATTTGCGGGTTAGAATAGGTAGTCAAGATTTGTACGTACCAACTACATTAGCAGGAGGTCTTATAGGACTCAAGGTAGTAGGTGTAGATGGAACAACATATACAGCTCTCGACTTTACCCCAGAAGTACGGGTAGTCTATAGCACTACTTATGACCCAGAACCTTATGCTTCTCCTTATAGGTGGATTTCGCTGTCTATGACAATGCAAAACAAGGCCACAATTAATAATGCTGTCTATCTTCAACTTTATGGCAATAGTGGTTGGTATGATGTTTTATCTCTAAGCGCAGGTAGTACAGCTACTGCCAGTACAAGTAATTTACGCTCAAACAATACGCAATTTCGTGTGCGTAT